ATGGCATGGTCGGCCACCGCCTGGATCTTGAGGCCGTTGGCGAGGCAGTAGGCTCGCAGTTTTTGGTGGGTGGTTGGTGTCACGTTGATGGTTTTGGGCTTGGTCATTTCAGATTGCGTTGAACTTTAAGCCAGTAGGCCTGGGTTGCCGTCTTCTTCTTGTGTCCCTGGGGCCCTGCATTCCAGATCCGGGCCTGCTCCTCGGTGCTCTTGCCCTTGCCGTAGTGGGTCAGGTAGGCCTGGCAGACTGCTCGGGCCTGCACCCGGTTGGTCATGTCCTGGTGCCGGTAATGGCTGCCGGTGATCCGGTTGACGTCCAGGACAACGGCCTTGTGAATCTGGAGGCATCCAATGGCTCGGCCTTGGTCACCGATGGCCAGGTCGTTATTGCTGCTTTCTACGATCATCAGGGCTGAGATTAAGCTGTTGAGGTTCATTGCTGTGCATTGCTGTGGTGTTGCTGTGGTTTGCGCGTTGGCCAGTCGCGCCCCTGGTTGGGTGGTATTCGCCCCACCCGGGCGTAAATTGAATTAGTTCCAATCGGGATGGTTGCTGGTCACAAGAGCCACCCGATCCCATCCGCGGCAGAGTGCAATGTGACCGCCACCAATGTGAACGTAAGCCGAGTTAACTGCATTTCGCAGAATCTGAGCGGCTTGTTGGCGGGTCAATTCGCCAAGGTCTGCACCAGTTTTTAAAAGAACGATTGCAGTGCGCTCTTCTGTGGTGGGGGTGTTTTCGTATCGGACGGTGATCTTGCTCATGTTTTGCTTTGGTTTGCTGTTTTTGTTGCCTTCGACGTGATCAAGATGAACGATGCCCAGCCTTCCGTCTACAGAGAAAACTGTTTTTCTGTAGATTGTGAGTAAAACCCAATGTTTGCAGGGGTCAAACAGGGGTCAAATCCTTCGCAGGTCGACGTAACTCAGGCTCATAAATGTCTGAGCGTTGATCGTTGCGTCGAAGTAGGAGATGACCCTTTGGGTCTCTCGTTGCGAGTAGCTGTGGTAATTTTTCATACGGGTCGCAACCACCGCTGGAAACTCAGTCGGCTGGCCGTTTTCCGTATCCCAGTTGCCCGACGTGAAGCCAAACTTCCGGCACCATGTCTGCAAGTTTTGGGGCGGTACGAAGAAATACTCGGTCGAGAAGCTGTCCTCGCCGCGGAAGCATTGGACGCCCTGGCCGCTCAGTAGATCGTAGCCGGCCGCGTCGAGATACCAGGCATCGAGGTCGAAGTCGGGCTCGTAGCCTGTGCCAAAGAATCCAGGTAGGCCAGGGGCGAAGTTCTGGGTGCAAAGGCAGATCGACTCGGTCCAAGAATCGAGGCGCCATTGCAGCAGGTTCCACAACCAGGCGCTCTTCGGGATCTTGTGGAAGAATGGGCCGCAGCCTGGGCCGCCGTTTAAAAGGCCTTTTGCAAAATACGGTATCGCGAAAATGTAGGTGTTACTTTGCCAGTCAAACTTGATCGAGGTCAGATAATCAGCGTTTGAATTGACCGCAGAAGCCATTGAAAGCGGAACTGTCGAAGCAAACCGGGCATTTCGTTGATCTCGGAAGACATCGTCGATAGCCACCTGAACCAGGGTGACAAATGAGGAATTTGGCCCGTCGGGCTTGATGGCGAACTTCGGCGTTTTGTTTGGACTGCCTAGGATCCGAACCGAGGCATCCACACCGTTAGGCCCTCCCCATTTGTTGACCCAGAAGTCGGCCTCGAAACCATTGCTTGATTGATAGTCAGGGTCACCAGTACTGGCTCGCATCAGCTCGTTGTCGTAGTTGCCGGAGCTGAATCCCCAAGGCCCTCCTGGTGGGATGTAGGCCGCATTGATGGCCCCTTGCAACATTGTCGTAGAGGTTGGAATCGAGTCCCCAATCTTGGTGGGGAACATATTCTGCCACGGTATCCCAGGAGATGTTGCTGCTGCATTTCTCGATGGAGCGATCAAAGATGTCTTTGTTCTTGAAGAGAAATAGAAGTCTGTCCATGGACCGACGCCATAGCCCGGGTTGTGGCTCTTGACGTAAAGTTGTAATTGTGAGGCGTAGGCCTCGAAATTAATCAGAATATTGCCGTCGATGCCTATCGGGCTTCCAACGCTACAGGCCAGCCCCTGAGGCGTCAGCCTGAGTAGGCCGACCCGGTCCTCGGTAATGTCGTGAACGTCTTCGTAGTCGTTAATAAATCCAGCCTCAACAGCCAGCCGGCGGCGCACGTCGATAACCTTGTCGAAGATCGTCGCCTCGTTGCCGGCAGACCAAAATGAGTCAAAGTTGTTGGATGGAGGGTAGACCGTCGAAATAGTTATGGGTGTCGTGCTAATCTCCCAGACAGGGCCTTCTCCGTTGTTGAAGATGTTGCAGTCGATGGGTGTGATTTGGAAGTAACCGCGGCGGCTGGTGAGGGTGATGCTGGTCGGGTTTTGGACGACAGTAATTCCAAGCGCCTCCAGCCTTTGGACTAAGCTCCCAACACCCGGGAAGTTGACTTCGCGATCCTCATAGGTCGGATTGGTGCCATTTGGGTCGATGGTGTATCTGACTTGTGCACGTCCCCAGGTGAACACCAGGTCGCCGAGCTGCTGCCTAAAGTCGCCGGGGTCGGCGTAGGTCTGGGGGTACACCTGCCGGATGTCGTGCTGCACCGTAGGATCGATCTGGGCGCCCATCGTGTGGAGCCAGTCGAACATGATGAACGGGTTGGCCACGTTGTTGGCCTGGGCCGAGCGTTCCAGCGCCAGGAACGGCGAGGTGTTGGGTATCTGCCAGTTCGGCGGTCCCTCGGCGAAATACGGCACGTCCCCAGGGAAGTACGGGAAGAAATGGTAACAGAAGCCACCGTTAGGCCAGCGCGTGGCCCAGGTGCCGTCCTGGCGGCGTCGGAATGCTCGGACCTGCCCTGGGCCTACAAACTCCCTATCGCCACTGCCATCGGGTAGCTGTAGCAACACCTGCACGGTGGTGGTGCCGCAGTTGTGCACCCGCCAACAGTCGTAACGCTGGTAGGTGTTGAGGATACGAAAGACGGTCAGGCCCTCGATGGCGATCTCGGCGACAGCCAGCTTGTGCTTGTGGATCCGACCAGGAGGCAGTGTGGGGTCGGAAGGCCCGAGGCTGCCGCGGACATAGGACGTCATTCCTGAGCCGGCCTGAGGATCCCAGCCCAGATGCACGTCGTACTGGATGCCTGCCACCTCTCGGCGCAGCAGCTCGAAGCTGTAGTGGATTGATCCGACGTCGCAGGTAAACGTATCTCCTACGGTGCTGTGATGGTCGACGTAGACCTGGCCGCCGGACACGTCGAGGTACTTGTTCTCCAGCTTCGACAGGGCGATCTTGGCCGCCTGTTGGCTGTGCTCGTCGCGGTAGTAGCCGATGCCAGGGATGGACGGGTTAGGCACTCCTCCGTCGTCATGCAGGCGCATGGCCGTCTGTGGATCGTTCCGGTAGACATACCAGACGCCGTAAGGGAACGGCGCCGACCAGTGATCGAAAGGCTGGAATCTTGATTGAGCCCACAGCGGACCCATCTCATTCAACGCTGCCCGACATTTCGCGTCGAACCGGCTGTACAAGGTGTTCAGGTTGTAGGCCGTGAACATCTTGTCTTTCCTGTCGGTAGCGTAGGGCATGGGTCAGTAGAACCAAGACTCCTCGGAGGTCTGCACCGTTGTCGACATCACCGGGGTCTTTAGAGTCGTGCCGTTGGCGTTCTGCTCGACCCGTTGGCCAGGCCCGGCGATGAGCTGGGACCGTCGAACAGCCTCGATGAGCTGGTTAATGGCCCGGGCATGGTCTGCCTTTAGGCCGGTCTCGGCCAGTTTGGAGGGCAGTTGAATGGCCATGGCTGGTTAGATCTCGCAGAACTGGGCAAAGATCTTGACGGGGCTGTTGGAGGCCTTGACGTACATCGTCGCATCGACCCATGGGATCAGGATGAACTGCCCGGCAGGCACCTGAAACGAGTACGGTGAGGAAGGCCCGATAGAGACCGGGTTGACCAGGTCCAGGTTGACGACCAAAAGCCGGTAGGGCGTACCCAGGTCAGCGGTGAGGTCTAGAGTCTCGTCGCTTGTACCGACCACCTGGGTCTGCTGCCCCATGTCGGTGCCGGTCATGTTCGCTATCGCACTGTAAGACAGTGAGTTGATCACAGCGCCGCCTTTGCTGGCGTACAGCCGGGCTGACATCTCGACTTCGTTGGCCATAGGGTTGGTGGTTTAAACTTCGCAGAAGGTGGCCTGGACGGTCACCGATGAGGTGTTGGCCAGGAGATAGAGCGTGGCGCTGACATAGGGCATCAGCAGCGTCTCGCCGGCCGGGATTCGCATTGTGTAGGTGCCGGACACAAATCCCATCTCGACATAGTTGGTAGTGTCCAGATTCGAGATCAGGAGTTTGTAGGGGCTGGTCACGTCGACCGGGACATCGAGGGCCTCGACCGTCAGGCCGATGACCTGAGTCTGGCTGCCCATGTCGGTGCCGACCATAGTGCTGCTCTTGGTGTAGGTGACCGAGGGTAGGAAAGCGCCGTTTTTGGAGGCGTACAACCGGGCGGTTAATTGGATTTCGTCTGCCATGGTGTTAGTGGGTAGGTGTTAGAAGAACGGATAGATTAGTGTGTCGTAAGGTGCGAAAGTCCAGGCGATGACCTGCTCGACCTGGTTTGTTTTGGTTATCAGGCTGGTCGAGTAGTTTGTCTGTTTCCAGCCCCAGACTGTGCCGTAGGGGGCTAATATTTGCCCCGTGGCCGGATCGGTTGGAACTCTAGGAAGCATTCTCGTCACCGCAAATGGCAGGTTCCAATTTACAGCAAACGATTCTGGCGTGTAGACAGGCGGGATTCCGTTAGGAACTTGAGGCAGGCCTAGGTTGCCGGAGAAAGTGGCTATCCTGGTCAGACTGACTCGAGCAATCGGGAAGGTGTCCTGGCCTCGGTAGAGCATCTGCCAGACTTTGTTAGCCATCGGGAAGGTGGTTGGGTTGCCCAGGTTGGTCTCGCTCTGCGATAGAAGCTCACCGTTCTTTGCTGCGGTCTCGATGACCGTTTTGTAGAGGTTTGGATTACCTGTGGAGTTTGCCTCCTTGTCGACTGCCGGCAGAGCAAAAACCGACACATCGAGGTAGTCGGTGCGGAACTCGTAGCGGATGTCTGCTATTTCTCCAGGCTGCGGTGCCGACTGGTCTTGGATTGGTGTACCTGGGTCGAAGGAATTTCCTCCGATGGTGACGGTCGCTTCGGAATAAGGACCGTCCTCGCGGATGCTGTATTTGGCGCCCAGGGCCACCCATTGGGCTGATGCGATGCGGAGGGTGTCCTTGTCTCCGCGGAAAACTAACTGCACCACCCGGCCGTTGCCGTTGTTGTCGTAGGCGCGGCTGACCTCGATGTACTCGAAGTTATTTGGGTTTGGTAATCCTTGAAGCGTTGCCATGTTATTCGACAGCCTGAGCTGTTCTGCCGGTGTTTACTCGGATTGCACGGGTCTCGTTGGTCTGGATCTTGATTTGACCCACCAGGGTGTTAACCCATCCAGGAGGCGCTTCCGTTGAGAACATTGAGGTCTCGCGTTTAACTCTGCTGTCTATCGTGCCGATGGTGCCGCGCGGCATTGTCGATGCATCTAAACCTCCACCAACACCTTCAGATGGCCTAAGCGCTCCTCCAAAGCCAGTTCTCAAAAGTTCATTGTTTTTTCTATACTTTGTAAAAAGCTCGTTGGAAGCCTCTTGTGTATTTATAATTTCTTTAAAATCGCTTTCAAGTTGATCTCCAAGGTATGTGACTAAAGGTGTTGCAGCAACAGTACCACGTCTTTGTATCTCATCCATGCGGTCTGCTAATTTTCCAACCTGATCAATTTGTTCTTTAGAAATTACGTCGATTGGCCCCATCTCTTTTATCTTAGCCATTGCTCCGGCTGCCTTGAAGGCTTTCTCGCCTAGGATGGCTATCATGGCTGCCTGTGTCTGGGCGCTGCTGCCTGCATCCTTGTGCGCTTGGCCCATCCTAGAAATAAGATCGATGTTTGAAATGCTCGCATCGTTAAGTTCAGCGACTGAAAAGCCTAGTGTCTTGAAGTATTCCCGGGCTTTGCCTCCCTCCTCAATAGCCTTGAGGCGCTCCTGGCTGACCGCTGTGATCGACTTAGCCATAGCCTCGAAGGAAACACCCGTTTGGCCTGCCAGCACCTGGAGGCGCTGGACGTCGTCGGTGCTGATGTTAAGCTGCTCGGACAAGTCGCCGATGGCGTCGACTGTCTGAATCACCTTCGAGACAAAGGCGCCGATGGCAGCAACAGATAGCGCCGCACCGAGCTGAGATCCTACCGATTGCCGGAACTTGTCGGTCGTGCTCGAAGCCTTTTTTAAGCCGCTTTCGTAGGCCGAACCGTCGAGGCCGAGCTTTGCGATGAGTGAGAAAATGGCCATTTGTTAGTTCCTTACTGTCTCCCGTTCTTGACCCAGGCGCCAGAGGGCATCGTCCTTATCGTTCCACAGCTCGACCTGACCGTGCATTTCTGCATTGGTCAGAAAGAACCTTTCGGCATCGGTCACCGGCATATTGAGCACTGTCTCCTCTGTGAATCCAATGTCGACCAGGCCAACCAGCAGCCTTTCGGGCCAGGGCATGGCCGCCTCCCTGGATCCTGCACCCGGCTGCCGTAGAACTTCTGGGCAGTCGGATTTGTCGCCGATCCACTCCTGGAGGATTTGGCATTCCTTGACCAAGTCGGACTTGCTGACCTTCTTGCGCATCAGCCGGAGCGGCACCCACCGGAACACCGAGGCCATGGTTTTGATCGACTCCTCGGCGGATTGGCTGCACACGACAACAGCCTCGACCAGGTCGTTAGCGGTGGCCCGGCCTCCGTTGACGAAAGGCGATCCGAGGCGATGCAGCAGGATGGCGTGGCCGACAGTAAAGGGCACCATGCGGAGCCCGATTACCATCGGACAGGGCTTGGCTGTAGCGCTTAGGATGGCGGCCAGGCTGCTCACACGTTCAGGGCGACAGCGGCAGCGGTGGTCAGGTTCTTGAATCTCTTCACGGTGATCGAGACCATAGCCTTGCCGCTCTGGGTCATTTTGACCGAACCACCTCCGGCATAGATGAACCGGCCGCTGTTTAGCACGTCGGCTACACCCATCATCTTAATCACTGGAGCGCCGGTGATTGAAACCGTTCCATTGACCGGAGCCAGTGAACAGAAGGCCAGGGCGGCGGCTGCATTAGCGCCCGAGGGAATCAGATTCAGGTTAAGCGTCACCCGCTCATTGTAGCCGATGTGACCCACCACTTCTCCACCGCTGTTGCGAATCTCCTCGGTGTCGGCTTCGTGAGTCAGGTCGTAACTCTCAATCGACGCCAGGGCCGTGAATATAGGTGTCGAGTTATCGGTGTCTAACATGGTCACCGAAGCCGGTGAACCAAATTGGTATGCGAGTCCTTGTGAATTAGCCATGCGTGTGGGTGGTTAGGTGGTTGCGGAACAGTAGAGGGTGAATGTCCTGGTGAACGTCCTGGACCGATTAGAGATTGAGGATGCACCAAAGTCCAGAGGGGCGGCGAATTGCGCCGTAAAGGGGCCGCTGGGGTCGTTTGCTGCGGCATCGAGGGCAGAGGCCCCGGTGTCGTCGAAGAGCGGCAGGATCAGGTTGTCGAGCACCTGGACGGTGGTCAGCACAGCAGCCTCGTCGGTGTCGTCGGCCGAGAGCTGAAGCTCGACAGCGATCTCGATCTCACAGGTCAGATCGGTGCGCTGCATTGGCCTGGCCGAGTTGGTCGAGACAACCAAGCGCGGGAAGTTGGGCATGACGTCCTGGTCGTCGGGGTCGTCGTAGAGGCCGCGGCTGTAGGACGTGAGGCAGGTGGGCGTGCCGGCGCCGGAGGCCGACCAGTCGGCGGCCGCCAGGTAGTCAGCGACTGCGAGTTCAGCTCTTAGGGCAGCGGCGTTCATTTGATTGAGATTCCGTTGTCTTCGAGAACCTTGCCGTTAGCCAGGAGGGCCTCGGTCATGTGGTTGATCATCTCCGTCGTCTCGTCGTCCATGGCCTTCTGCATTGCCTCGTTGTAGATTTGCGCCACTCGGTTGTACTGGTTGTCGGCCACACCGGCGGTCATCACCACCGAGGTTGTCGGGTTGAAGCCTGGGACAGCCTGAAATCCTCGGGCCTTGGTGCCCTTGTGTGTGGCGACGTTCTCCTGGGGGAGGCCGTACTGGTTGGCCATCGATAGCAGGGCGGCGTTGGTCCTCTTCGGCGCCTTGTAGCCCGGGGGCTTAGATAGCGGCTTCCACTTGGCGCTCTGAAACTGGCTGAAGCCCTTGTTGTACACTCGGATCATCTTCACCACACCCGAGCGTAGATAACCGACCGACCCGATGGCCTTCCGCATCAGGGCCGAGGCTGCTGCCTTCATCTCTTCGCCATAGAGGCCGCGGCGACCGCCCTTGGCTTCCTTCGACTGAGCGATGAGATGCACCCGGCGAAGGATGCGGGACTTACCAACCCGCTTGCCGGTCTTCTTAGACTTGCGGTTGATGTCACCAACCGGCGTCCCAAGGTAGTCAGCGATCCTGCGGCGCTCCTGGCCCGGGCTCTTGGGCGGCACCAGGACGAACAGCCGGACCATCAAATAAAAGAACCGGCTGTTGATCGCCTTATGCAAATCGCGCGATGTCGTCAGCAGATACTGCTTCATTGCAAGGTCGAACTTGCCGCTGTCGACCGTCATGTTGACTCCGAATTTCACTTGGTCTTCGCCCCCAGCTCAAGGTTGTAGTAGCCACCGGAGGCATCCACACGGCAGGACAGGATGCGGAGGGTGCGTCCCTGGTAGACCAGAGTCCTACCGACCACCGGCCGAGGCTTGCAGAAGGTTAGGGCGATGCGGTCGCTGTTCTCCTGGAGGATGAACTGGCCGTCCTCCTTGAGCAGCCTGGAGAAAGTCGTCCCCTGGTCGAGCGTGTAGAGTGTGCTGTCCATCGAGACCAGGGTGCTGTCGCAGGTCTTCCAGTCGCTGAACATGACCAGGATCCTCGAGGTCACGTTGTCCTGAAACCCACCGGAGATGGGCACGTTGGCATCGTTGACGGCAGCCGGGATGCACCGGATCGACGTCCCCTGCCAGATGAACATCGGCGCCCCCAGCATTTGCTGGAGCACCGCCATGCCCTGCTGGAGACTGGATCCGATGGTGGTCATCAGGCGGTAAAGTAAGTGCCAGAGACTATCAGCCGGCTGGTGGCCTGGAGATGGGGGGCTAGGCTATCGGCGTCTCCGTTCTCAAAGTGCGACAGCTCAAGGTAGCTGGTGCCGGCGATTAGGCGAGCGATGATGGCGGTCTTGGCTTGGTTGGTGCCGTTAGTCAGCCACACCGCGGCGGCGGCCTCGTAGGTGACGGGGTCGGGCAGCGACAGCCGGAGGTTGCCCGTGGCGGATCCGGTCACCGAGTTGACGGTGACGTCCGCGGTGAAGGTAGTAACACATCCGATGGTGGTGTGTCGGGCGGTGTTGGTGGTGATGGCGAAGGTGCGGCCACCGCCGGAGTCGGTTAGCGTCGGCACCCAGGTCGTCGGTGTAACCAGCGGCAGGGCGGCATATAGCTCGTCGAAGTTGTCGTTTATCTTCTCGCCGGCGCCGCGGAGGGTGTCCCCGGTGTTGTCGTTGGCGATGGTGCCGATGTTGATCGTTTGCTGGGCCATAGTTTTATTCCTTAGGGAGAGCGTACCAACCTTCTGCGAGCGTTATACGGTTCCTGGAGAGAACAGGAACACTGTCTGCACCTTTGACCCAGACTCGCGCCTTAACACTCTCAGCCAGGCGCACAGGCTCGCCATTGGGCACATAGACCACACGGGTGGCGCAGCCACAGCTAGATGCCAGACTTATCAATGCGATCCAGCAGCTTTTGTTTAAGCTCAGGGTCTGGTTTGGCATCTTCGGCTGTTGGTTGAGTTTTAGCCAGGCCGGTCAGCCATTTTAGAATAGCTGTCACGATCTGCTCGATCACGTTCATTCCGGCTTCTTGTCGGCATCCTTGGCCCAGATCAAGCCAATGCCAGCGGTCACCGCGGCAATGGTCGTAGTCAGGTCGAGGTTGGTTGTCGGGTCACCGTCGAACAGGGCCTTGAGAGCCCCACCAACAGCGACGAGAATGGCACCTACACCAGCGAGAGTTGTTTTTGTGTTTTTCATTTGGATTTGAACAGCCTATAGGCTCCGTAGATGGCGCAGGCTAAGCCAATGAGCGCGGTGATAAGCTGAACCCAGTCGGTAAGCCACGGGATAAACGAAACAGCGGTGGCACCTGCCGCTGCTGCTAGAGATAGTCCAGGGCTGGTGCTGCTGTTCGTTGGTTCCATTACTCGTTAGGCTGTACGGCTTCAACCACCGGATTCGCCGCTTTGTAAGCCGCGACAACCGCCGGAGTCCACAGCGCGTTGGCGATATTCACCACCTCGGTTGGCTGACCAGTAAGGTCGTCACCGGGGTTGAGCGTGTACTGCGAGGTAATCTCAGAACCGACAACCGCGCCGTCGCTGTCGTAATCAACGCCGGTCGTAACGAACAGTGAGTTGTTCTGATTGCACTGCACTGCGACAATGTTGACTGGTACGATCATTGGATGGTGGGGCTAGGGGTTTGAGCGGCGACGTAGGCTGCGACAGCAGCAGGAGTCCAGACAGCGTTTGCAATCGCTACAACCTGCTCAGGCTGACCCGTAAGGTCTGAGCCGGGAGTCAAGCAGTAGCGGCGGAAAGTAGAGGCTTTGACAACCTCGCCATCGACGATCTGGTCCGACAGGCGAACCTGAAGGACGGTTGAAGGAAGAACCTCGCAGAGCGAGAAGATAGTGCGTTCTGTTAGCATAGGGTTAGACAGAATAGGTGTAACTGCAAAAAAATCTGTTTAAGTTAGCAATCGGTGTTAAGTTATTATAGAATCGAACACCTACTGCTGTGGCACTCTGTCTAAAAACTTGGCACATATTACCTACTATTGCTGTTTCTCGACCTGCTCCACAGGCTTCTTCACCAATATTAAAGGGAACACTAACCAATAAACTACCACTGCCAGTTCCTGCTGTGATTATTGAGATGTCAAAATTTATACTAACAAGTCTTCCTATTTTTGTGTAAGTCGCGCTGGTTACAGTGGTCGTTCCAATCGTGCCAAATTCTGAAGTCACAGTCGGCGTAAACGTCCCCTCCTCGTAATCGTTCAGTACGTTCGCAGTAGCCGTTCCGGTTCCGCCGGTAACAGCGGAGAAGTCGATGCCTTTGCCGGACGTACCCATCACTACGTTGCCGAGAGCTACGTTGACGTTGTTGGAAGCATCAAGCTGCAATCCAATGCCACCACCTGACGATCCAAACGAAATGGTGCTTCCTCGGCATCCAAACGGGACAAGCGAAGCATCGCTTCCGTTGAGTGAATCGAAAGCAGTTCCTCCTGCAATGCTTCCAAAAACCGCATCGGTCGTCCTAACACTGAGTCGAGCCGACGCTTGGCTTTGAGCTGTAAAAACAGAGAGCGGACTCGCCGTACCAACACCCACGCCAGTACTCGTCACTTTCAAACCAGTCGTCCGCACCGTCAGATCGCCGGTGATAGTGGCGGAGCCAGCGGTAACGAGTCCGGTGACAGTCAATGCTCCACTCGCGGTTGGCGAGGATGAGAGCAGATTGTTGATGCTGATGCGTTTGGTATTCCCCGAGGCTGGTGGAGTATCCGACACGTCCACAATCGGGATCATGTCATTTATTGCATCGGCTGCCGTTAGGTTTGTTAGTGCTGAGATTTTAGCGTCTGCCATATCAGTAAACTGTTAAGATTAGTTTTCCCAAGTCTTCTTGTGTTAAAAATGTGGAGCCATCTTCCAGCACTATGCTGTCGAATGTGCCATACGAAATAACGAGCTTGCTGGTTCCATCTTCTTGCAGCAGGAATGTCTCGTCCTCTTGTAGAACATCCCTCCGCATAATCGGAGGCTCAGGCATGATCCCATTATAGGATCTCGTCCTGTTGATTGATGTTCCGATTGAGATCATTTAGGCTCGGGCGTTAAACGCTACGACAGAACCGGATGAGATTTGAAAGCCGGTGATGTTACCAACCAGTGGGAAGCCAGCCGGAATTGTCTTGGATGTCCAAGTGCCGGATATTCCAAATCCCGTAATGGAAGTGAACACCGTCGGCTCGGTTGGAATCAAGCCAGACCAGTTGCCGGTCTGAGCGGCGGTGCTAGTGACCAGCGCGAAGCCTTCTCGGCCCATGCTGTACTCGGTTGAAATGTCTGCTTGAACGGCCATAAAATTGTTTTTCGGTTAAA